TCCATACTAACTTTATTTGTTTCTATACCCAGTATTTTATAATAGTCCTTGAAAATCATTTAACATCCTCCATATCACGGTGTTTGTATTATATCATAAGAAAGCATAATTTGTAAAGATACTATTTTCAGTATTTTCAAGGGTTTGTTGAACAGTTCAACTCTTTAAAATGCTTTAAAAATAGCACCGTTAGTAACAAGTTAGTAACATGATTTTAAAAAAAATTTATTTTAATTTTGCATTTACAATTGATTGTATTGCATTATAATTATAACCTGCTGCTTGAAGTCTTGATTTTCTTTCTGTACCATTTCCCCATAATCCTTTTATAACTTCATTTGCAATTGTGTCATTTGATTTTTTATTTGATGTTACAGATTTTGCACCCAAAATTTCATTAACTTTATTTTGAACTGCATTACCATCATAACCTGCTGCTGCTAATCTGTTAAATCTATCTTGTCCATTTCCCCATTGTCCTGCGATAACTTCTTTTGCAATTTCATCTATGGATTTTAAATTTGGTTTTGATGTTGTTGAATTTCCACTTAATTTTGCATTTACAATTGATTGTATTGCATTATAATTATAACCTGCATTAGTAAGTGCAATTTTTCTTGTATCACCATTTCCCCATTTACCTGCAATAACTTCTGCTGCAATTTCTTCATTTGATTTGCTTACATTAGATGGTGTTGATGGTACAGATGAATTCCCTTCTAATATTGAATTTACTGTGTTTGCTAATTCTTGAAATTTACCTTGTAAATATTGACCTGGACAATTAGTATTTGCAAACATATTGTGTCTTGTTAATGAACCATTTGGTGTTCCATCATATGTCAATTTAAAATCATATCTTGTACAAATATCAACACATAATTTTATCAATGCATTCCAAGCTGCATCAGAAATTTTCCATTCGCCACCAATTTCACAATTTGAAACTTCAATTGTTATTGCTTGGCAATCATTTGAACTTGAACTTGATGTCCATGCTCTATTATTTTCATCTACACAACCTACTATTCCACCATCATTTCCTATACAATAATTTGCACTAGCTTGTCTATTTGGATTTTGGAAAATTCTTGCACACTGTTCACCACTTAATACACCAGCCATATGATGTGGTGTAATTTTACAAATTTTATGTCCTTTTCTTCCATTTGTATAATTATTTGCAGATGCTAACACCTGACTTCTTATTAAACTTGAAAATCCCATTATTCTTCATCTCCTTTTCCATTTGAAAATTCTTGTTCCATTTCTTCTGTTAATACAATATCTTTGTTTTCTTCCATAAAAATCATCCTTTCTTTTTATAAATTATTATTGTCATTGTCATCTTCTTTTTTCTGTTTTGCAAAATAATAAGTAAATACCGCTGTTATTAAATTAGTAATAAGTATAAGTAAATTTTCAGCAAGTGTTGCACCAAATAAATTTGCTATAACAATTATGAATAATAAAATTATCATAGAAATTGTTATAAAACTTTTCAAATCATTCCATGCCTGTTTCATAATTTCACCCCCCTTATTTCACATATTTTTCCCACCCAGCATGTATATATGAATTACCATGTAAATCTTGGGTGTAATGGTCAAAAACTTCACTAGCTCTTTTCTTTTGAATGTCATCTTTTGAAATGCCATTCTTTGAATCTTCAATAAATTCAACTAAATAATTCATGCATTGATTTTTATCTAATTTTTTTATATCAAGATTCATATTGTCTAGTTTTTCACTGACTGGTTCTAATGCTTCTTTAAACTTTTTATCAACTGCATTATCTACTGGTTTTTTAGCTTTTCCAATGAAAGTTACAATTACTGATATTGCATTTAAAAAAGTAGCAATAGAAATTATAATTACTGATATTTTTTCCAATTCTATTTTCACCCCTTTATCTGCTTATGAAAATACCCATATAAACTTATATTTTTGTTTATATGGGTATTTATTTCATAAGTAATGTAACTTTATTCTTCTGATGTTTCTTCATCTAAAATCTTTTTTACAGCTTTTTTTAATTTATCAGGAACATCATCAATTGTTTTTAATTCTTTTTTTATAAGATTAGCATATATTTTTGCCATTGATTACACCCCCAAACTTTCGTAAATTTCAACCAAAGCCATTTCAACATCTGTCATTTGGTTTGATTGCATTGCAATATATTCATCTTTGGTATATTGAATCAAATCATATTCATACATCACTGTTTTTTCATTTGAATCTGAATTTTCATTTTCTACTTCTATTTTATTGATATTTTCAGAAATCCAAACAGAATATTCATCAATCACCATTTTTTCAGGTTTTATTGTACTTCTAACTTTACCATGATTTATCATTTCTTTTCACCCTTCCTTTTTATATTTTTTAAATAATATTGATTAGAATGAAATTCAAGTGGTTCTATATATTTCTTGTGTAATCTATAACTATCACAATGAATCAACCATCCTTTATAAGAATTGATTGAACACCATTCTGAATAATTAATTTCATTACCACTTTTTATTTTATTTCTAATTTTATTCATTTTGCTTTTAAAATTTTTGCAAGTTGATTTTCTTAATAACTTGTAATTTAAAAATGTTCTATATCCTACATAATCAATTCCCCTTACAAATGTTGGGAACACTTGCCAATTTTCTTTAATTTTTAATTTTAATTTTGTTTTAAAATATACATCGATTTCTTTTCTTAATTGATGTAATTTTTCTTTTGATTCGGCTAATATAACTATGTCATCCATATATCTGAAATAATATTTAATATGCTTTTCTTCTTTTATCCAATGGTCAAATGAAGAAAAATAGAAATTGCCACTATATTGTGAAATATAATTTCCAATTGGTATTCCTGTATCACCTGGTGTTGAATCAATAATTTCATCTAATAACCAAATTAAATCTTTATCTTTAAAAAGTTTTCGATATTTATTTTTTAAAATTTCATGATTTATAGATGGATAATATTTTTTAGCATCTATTTTTAAACAATATTGAGTTCCTTTTACATCTGTTTGAACTGCTTTTTCAACTCTATGTAGTGCTTTATGTATTCCCCTTCCTGGAATAGCTGAAAATGTATCAGGTATAAAATTTTTTATTAATATTGGTTCAATCACTTGTAATATTGCCCATTGTGCAATTCTATCAGGATAATATGGTAATTTATAAATTTTTCTGTCTTTTCCTGTATCATGTTTTATAAATGTTTCATATTCAGATGTTCTATATGTTTTATTTAAAAGCATATCTTGTAATTTTTTCAAATAATATTCAGGATTAGTATTTATTTCTTTAACTTCTTTGTACCATCCTTTACCTTTTTGTGCATTTTTATGTGCAAGTTTTAAATTATCTAAATCGCAAATTTTTTCATATAAATTTCCGTATCTTTTCATAATTTTGCACTTCTTTCTTTGTATGCAATTACAAACTAAACTTTCACCTTTTGATTATTCAAATTTACTTATATAGTTTATTTTTTATTTTTATATTTTGCCAAGTGGCAGGGCGAAGATATTTCACATTATTTGCATTTACTAGGTGACTGCTGATATTACGATTACGATTAGAAGTGTCATTATTAAGATTCCAATAGAAAGTACCAGTTTTAGAACTGTTATTCCATTTACTGCTAAGATGAGTGATTAAAAAAACTTTTTTTTTATTTTCTTCAAAGAAATATCAGAAATCTTTCGCCCACATTATTTTATATTTTAAGCAGCATCAGGTACATACACCAGGCGACCGCCGATATCACGATAACGAACAGAAGCGTCATAATAAAGATTCCAACAGAAAGCACCAGCCGCAGAACCGCCATTCCAAATACCGCCAAGACGAGCGACTCTCCATCCTGGATTTTTATTCCAACAATAATCTCCAACAGGTGTTGAACTATTTCCTTTATATTCAGTTGGGATAAATAACCAATCATAATTTTCATTATATCCAAATGCTGAAATATATCCTTCACCGTATGCTGGATGTATTCCTGTATCTTCATAAGGTGATGCATCTGTATTATCAGCAAATCCATGGTCTGCTACATATAAATTACCATATTGTCCATCTGCAAAAGGTGTTGGATTTTTAATATTTCCACCATCTTTCCATTCCCAAATGTCACCCCAATCATTTTCTTCACCACGATATGAAACAATTTGAATACCATTTGCATTAACAACGACACCTGATGCATTTCCAAGTGAAATTGTTGCACCTGTATTTTCTGTCATATTAGTTGCACCATCATCTGTTTTATTTACTGCACCATTTCCAATTGCAGATTGTAAATTAAATGTTGCATATTCTATAAGCATAAGTAATTGTGTTGCTGAAATAGATGCCATGTAATCTAATTCCCAACCTGTTCCCCTTTTTTGTGCCAATTTTCTTGTGTTTGCTCTTGTTAAATTTTGTGTTAATCCTGACATTGGTTTTGCATTTGCAATACTACATAACATATCATTTGTGAAATCTGCAACTTGTGCATCGTCAAGAATATATGCACTAGCTGATGTGTCATATAATGAACCTTCAAATGCTCCCCTATAAATATAATCATGTTCTTTTCCATTTCTTATGAAAGCTGGATGTAATTTAAATCCTGGTTCAGGTTCATCACAAACATAATATCTTGCTTTTCTTAAATGATGTCCATGGTTTTCCCCTTCCGTTATTATGTCTGTTAATAATGGAACTACTTTATAATAAAATTTTGGTTGTTCAACCATTACTTGTACTTTTGTTCCAACAGGATATGTTCCAGCATTTCTTCCACTTTCAATTGTTACTGCTTGTGTTAATACACCAGTAGTTGTAAATGCTGCATCACCATAATATGCAACAACTTTTCCAGCATCAGTAACATTACATCTTTTTCTACCACCAAAGCAATGAACATTATCAAATGCATTTCCACCAGTTTTTCCAACAGCACCAGCTAATCTTGTAAATTTTTTATTTGTAAAATCAACTTCAACACCAAAAATATGGTCATCAACATATCCAATAAATGCTTGTAAATCTGAAATTTGTTTTTGCAAATCAACAATATCTCCTACTGTTGCTGTTGCTGCTTGGTCAACAGTAAGTGATACATTATTTGAATTTGAAACAGTTGTTGTTAATTTTAAAAATGCACCTGAAACACTTAATCCATTAAAAGGTGGCATATATGCACCTTTATCAGTTGTTGCAACACTAGCAACTGCATATAATATTTCACCTTCATCAGGGTCTTTTGCATATAATCCAATAGAATTCATATTATATCCACTTGTTAAATTGGAATTTTCCATTGCTGCTTCAATTTGAACTGCAACATTATTTGTTCTTGTTATTTTTGATATTTTTACTGTTTGTTTTATATTTGCTAAACTTGTCAAAGCAAGTATTTGTGCTTCTGTATAAACATTTGTTGATGAAGAAACTTTTGTAAATTCAACAGTTGTTTTTCCTGCAATTAATTTCGCCATTAAGGCTTGACCTTTATTTGTTATTGTTAATTTATTAAATTCAGCCATTTTATTTCATCCTTTCTTTTAAATAATTTCTGTCAAATTAACATTTGACCCAATTTTATTTTCACCTTTAATATTAAATGTTTCATTAAAGTTATCTGTAATTTCTATTGTTAAAGTATCAGTTACACCACCTGCATATTTTGAATCATTATTTATATTTAAATTTTCTTTGAAGTTATCTGTAATTTCTATATAATTACAAAATACAATACCACTTGCAATTCTTGTTGTACCATCTGTCATATTTAAAAATATTTTATTTTCAGATGTTAAATCAATATTAGCTGGTATCATATAATCAAGTATATAATCCAATTCATCAACTTGTCCAGGTAGTTCAAGATGTGTAGTAATTTTCATTTTATATTCATTAAAATTTTTTTCAATTTCATAATTATCTTTTCCACATAATACATCTAATTTTTGACATAAAACAATAAATGTATATGGTGCTGTATCATTCCATCTTGATAATACTCTTGAAATTCTTGATTCTAATGTATCATTTATTTCAGGTGTAATTTTCATTAATTCTTCAAATTTTGCAATTCCTTTTAAATTACAACTTTGAATAAATTGGTTGTTAAATATTATTTCTGTTTCATCTTCTAATGATTGAATTTCGGGATTTTCACTTTTCATTATTTCCCTTATTTCTCTATATTCTTGAATAAATAGTGGAAGATGATTCAATAATTCTACTTCTCTAATCATTGACTAACACCCCCAAAAGTTGGGATTTGATATTCTGTCAATGTTAGGTTTGTTGTTGAATTATTTATTTTTGTATTTTGAATATCAACAATTCCTTCAATTTGAAGTAATTTTGTTTCTATTTGACTAATCCTAACAACAGTATTGGTTTGATTTGCCCAATTTTTTCTTAAATCTTGCAAATATTTACTTATTACATTTTGTATTGTTGTTTTTAATGAATTAAAATTATATCCTTCATCAAATCCAAATGTTGCTTTCACATTAATTGGAACTTCTTCAACTGTTTGTACTGTTACAACATGACCAATGGGTGCAATACCAAGTCCTGAACCATCTTGTGTTGGGTCAATTTCTTCTTGGACTGTTTTTATTAAGGTATTAGTTGCTTTGTTAAATTCTGAATTTAAAATTGTTAATAATACTGTTCCCCCACCTTGCCATATTGGTGTAACTTTTGTTGAACCCACACCAGCTATTGCATTAGTTTTTTGAATATAATCCTTTTTGTTTCCACCGTAAGGTTTAGTTTCAAATGATGAAAAATATCTTTCCCTTAATGATTCCACATCTTCTTCATCTTCACCAGGAATTAATAATTCTGTTAATTTTGCTGTTTCTAATCCTTGAATATAATCAATAGGAATTAAATTACCAAAATTAGTATTTCCATCTATCCCCAAAGTTTCACATTTCAATTGATATTCCCCATCTTGAATTTTTGAAATAACAATATAATTTAAATCATTACAATTGAATCTTGCTCCAATTGGAATTTCTAATGAAGAAGGTGTGAATGTACCTTTTAAAGTTGCATAAGTTGCTTCAAATGGTTGTATTCCCCTTTCAATCGCCCTTCTTACTAAATAATCTCTTTGGGCTGTGTCTGCAAATGTTTCCTGTAAAATTGTATCTAATTCAATATACATTAACTGTAATTCAACTGCTGCTGGTGCTAATGCATCATATATAATTGAACCTTCTCTTTTATCCATATTGTTTGGTACTCTGTCCAACATTCTTTGTAAAATTACTTCATATGTAATATCTTCATAAGCCATTAATAATTCACCGCCCTTTCTTCTTCAATATCTCCATATATTGTGTGAACACAAAATGTTACAATTAAAATTCCTTTTTTTGAATAATCAAATTCAAATGAATCAATAGATTCAATTCGGTCATCTTGTAGTAATGCTTCGGTGATTCTTCTTTCAATTTCAGGACAAACATAAGAAATTGGTTCGCCATATAAATCAGAAGTTTCAATTCCATAATTCCAAGAATAAATTATATATTGGTATCTTTCGGTATTTAATATTTTATAAATTACTTGTTTCATTGCTTCAAGTTCATCAACTTTTCCATTGATAATTTTTTCTGTGAAAAACATTTTATAATTTTTACTTGATTCTTCTTCAACTTTAATTTCAGTTGTTAATATATTATTTCCACTTGGTATCATATTTTACACCACCTTATCTATTACAATATATTTTTGACCACCCTGCATTCTTAATAAAATAACTTCATCATCAATTTTTAATCCATTATGTATTATTATTTTTTTTCTTCCTGTGATTGAATGTGCATGTGTCAAATTTATGTTTTTTTGTGAAATTGACATGTTATTGCTTATTTCATTTGAAATAGTGATTTGTTCGTTATCAGGATTTGGGTTAATTGTTGCATTTGAATCAACAGATATATTTCCATCAATATTATGTGTGTGATTTGCATTTAATTGTGTATCATTTGATGACCATGCAACTGTTGCATCTGTTAAATAATCTGTTACATTTCTAGTTAAAACTAATTGTGCTGGATGTAGAATCATTTTTTGTTCGACATTTATTTCAAGTGGTGAAACATTTAAAACCTTACCAAATAAAATTGCAACAGGTTTTGATGCTTCAACCGCTTCATTTGCAGCTTTTTTAATTGTATTTAATAAATCATTTACGTCAAGCAACAAATTCACCCCCTTTAAGTGTTAAATCCATAAAATGTTCACTTTCACTAAATTTATGTGTACATTTTTCAACTAGCATTAATTTTAATAAACTAACATCGCCCAAATCTAATTTTACTGGTATCATGCATCCTGCTCTTACTCTTACATCACCAATCATATTTTTTATTGAAAGATTTCTTTGTTTTTTATTATATAATTCAAGTAATGCATTTGCTTTCGCTTGTCCATTTTCCCCTTCTTGTAAAGTATCAAAATATTGTAAAACACCCCATTCATTTATTTTTGATGAGTCTTTTGCCATATATACATCTCTTTTTCCTGTTTTGTCATTCTCTCTTGTAAGTTTAATTTGGTTATATGTTTCTTCATCAATTGTTGATTTATAATCATAATTTTCTGCTGTTTCTTCATCAATTAAACAATCTAACACCATTGATGCAATGTTTCTTAATGCTACCTTTCCAAAATCATCATATAATACATATAATTCTTTTCTATTTTGAACTGTTAAATCTATTGCATTTTGAATCATATCAAATAATGTTGTGTTTTCTTCAACTCTTGATTGAATTTTGAATCCAGTATTTTCAATTGTTCCTGTTTGCATATTAAAATCATTTGCTAACATTTTTACAAGTTCCCCTGCTGTTTTGTTTTCATAGACATATGTGTCTTTATTTTTAAAATATCTTAATTGGTCATATGCTGTAATTGAAATAATCTTTTCTTTATCTCTTTTTTTAGAAAAAATGAACCCAAAAAATATGTTTTTTCCATCTTTTCTTAATCTTACTGCATTACCTTCTGTAATATTTTTTATTGTATCATCCATTACAATGTCAAATTGTAATTCACCTGGATAACTTTTTCTTTCAGTTTTCCAGGTGATTTCACCAGTCACAACAGGTTGATACACATTATTTCCATTTTGAATTAATAATTCATAAGCCATAACATGCACCCCCCTTATTATGCTGGTATTGTCAATACTTGACCTGGATATATTAAATTTGGTCTTTTTATCTTATTACGATTTGCATTATATATCTTTGTATATTGACTTCCATTTCCATAAAATTTTTTTGCTATGTTCCATAAACAGTCACCTCTAACAACCGTATAAGTTTTATTTTGATTTGTAGGTGCTGGTGATGATACTGTTTGTCTTGTAGGTGCTGGTGTTTTTGCCACTGGTTTTTGAGTTTTTGGAAATTCTATTTTACAAATTTTAGTTCCAAAATCCTTATATTGTTTCAAACTAAAACTAACAACAATATCCATTCCTTCTTTTTGGTCTTCTTTAATAGTGTAATTTTCAAGAGATACTTTAATATTGGTATTAAATAATCCTTTTCCATTTGGATATGTTCGTGAAACAATAAATTGAAAAGGTTTTTGATTTGTCTTCAATTTTTCTATTGCTTCAAGAAATGTTTGAGCATTTTGAAATCCATTTTTATAAGTAGCAAAAGGATACTTAACATTTGGAATCATAGCATCAAATTCAATTTCTGTTAATCCTGCTTTTTTTAAGATGTTAATTTCACCTTCATTTATTTCAACATAAGTTTTATTTTTGTTTTTTATTTTTATTGACATTTTTGAAGGTGTAACAGGTAATAATATTTTATCTAAATAAAAATAATACATTATTCATGCACCCCTTCCGCTGCTTTTTCCATGGCTTCATTTACACCACTAGCCAAATAATCTACAACACCATCAATGTCCATTTCTGAATTTATATTATTGTTATTATTCATTTCAACTTTTATTTCTGCTGTTGTAAATCTGTTAATTGTTTCTTGTTCTGCTAAATCTCTTAAATATTTCAAATCTTCTTCTGTTGCACTTAATTTGTCGTTAATTTTTCCAGTGTTTGATGCTGTATTTGCTACATCCATTGGTACTGTGTCCATATCTAAATTTGCAAATGTGCTATCCATTGTATTTTTTAAATCACTGCCTAAATTTCCAATTGAACTTTCAATGTTTGCACCAAAATTATAACCTGTATTATATGCATCGCCATATTCCCATCTTTTTAAACCTAGACTTTCAGAACTTAAATTTAATTCTTCTGCGACTTTTTCATATGAACCATTTCCATATTGATTTGCAACTTTTTCAACCATTCCACTTAATCCACTTCGCCATCCTGATACTGCACCTGCAAGATTTGAACCAAAAACTTTATCAAGTGCTTTTGCAATTGTTTCAATTACACCAAGGATACTGTCTGCAAAATCACCAAATAAGTGAACAATCGCTCCAATTGGGTCATTGAATAAATTTGCAAAGAAATTTGCAAAAGAAATCCATGGATTAACCATTGCATTTATTACCCCAAGTACTAAATCTAATAAACTTAAAAATAAATTCCATATCAATGCTACTGCTGCTGTAATCGCTCCACAAATCACACCTGTTGCACTTATTGATGAACCTGTGATTTTATTTATTGCTGCAACAACTAAATATATTGCTGCAATAATAGCAATTATAATTAAAAGAACCCATGTAATTGGACTTGCTAATAATGCTGTATTAAATCCAGTTTGTGCAACTGTTGCTTGTGCTGTTGCAACTGCCAAAGCATATTCAGAACTTGTGGCAAGTAAATTTGCACTTACATTTGCTAATAATGCTTTTGCTTGTGCATAAGTTGCAATACTATGTAACCATTCTGCTGCGGTACTAATTCCAACATAAACTGCATGAATTCCAAGTGCTGCATTATATAATCCAAATGCAACTGCTATTCCTGTTACTATTGGTGCTATGATTGACCAATTTGAACCTATAAATTCAGCTGTTTGTTGAATTAAGTGTAATGCTGGTGATAAAAATGTAATTATATTACCTGCTGTATTTCCAACTTTTTTAAGCATTTTTTCAATATTTGTTCCTAAATTTTGAATTGAAGTTTGAATTGTTCCAAAACCAGCTTTTGTCATTCCAGTGTTAATTCCTTCAATCATTGAAACAATTCCTCTTGTAACTGCTGATTTCATGTTTGCAATAGATGTTGCAAAACCACCAGTAGCATTTCTTGCTTGTTGTTCAAAACTTTGGAATCCATTTGCACCTTCTTCATTAAGTCTGATGAAAGTATCCATAAAATCTGTCATACTAACTTTACCTGCTCTTAAATCTTCACCAAGTTTATTTGCACTTACATATCCCATTGCTTGTGCTACTTGTTTCAATTGGGCTGGCATTGCTGTCATTGCTGTTCGCCATTCCATCATGTCAGGTTTACCTTTTGCATATGATTGTGATAACTGTTCCAAAGCTGATTGTTGCACTTGTGTACTTCCACCACCAGCAAGAATTGCATTATTTAATGCTAAAAACATTTTTGTACTTTTTCCAACACTTCCATTTACACTTGTAAAGTTTTGAACTGAACTAACTGCATCATTTAATGTAGTTGGTAGTCCTTTTAAATTTTCACTTAACATATGTATTGATGCATTTGCTTGTTCTGAACTTATTCCAAGATTGGACATTACTTTTGGATAATTATTCATCGTGTCCAATCTATCTATGGCACTACCAAATTGGCTAGTTACAAGACTTAATAATTTTTGAACAATACTAAATCCCATTAAACTATTAAAGAAGGATGATGATGCTTTTGTTCCTTCATTTAATGAATTATTGAAATATTGTTGTTGATTTGTTGCATCTTCTAAATTATTTTTATAATTATTAGAACCTTTACTTGCATTATTCATATTTTCTGTCATCGCATCAATAGATGCATTTGCTTCATCTATTGAAATTCTAGCAGCATTTATTTTTGAATCATCAAAAGTTTGTCCTAGTGATGATTTAAATTCTTCAAATACACCTAGTGTTGAATCCAAAGCGGAAGTAATTGAATGTAATGGATATGACATTCTATCAGTCAATTCTATTGCTGTACTAATACCTGCCATTTCTTTTCACTTCCTTTCGTTTGTTATTTCTTTTTGCTTTTATTTTTTATTTTTGCAGATTCTTTCTTTTCTTTTTCAGATTTTATTTGAATTGCTGCAATAACAAATGCTTTTTCATTAATATCTAAATCATTAAATTTTGAAGGTAACCAATGAAATTTATGAAGACAATAATAAGCATAAGATGCTTCATTGTCTTCATTTATTAGTTTTTTGCTTCTTCAACCTTTTCATTTATCCCTTCATTGAAACCATTTAATTCATTTAAATATTTACCAAAATTGTTATATTCACCTGGGTCATCAACCATTTCTGTAATTAATTCTTCTGGTGTCATTACTCCATATGAATCTTGTAAATCTTTATCATTAAGATTTGGGAAAACAACTGATGCGACCATCATTTTTTGTAATAATTTTGTTGAATTTATTTTATTTCTAAAAACATTTGGCTTACCTGGCACTTGTTCTTGAAATGTACATTCATCTGTTAATTTATTTGTTTCTTTGGATGTTAATGGTCTAATTTCCCAAAGTAATGGTTGTCCTTTCTCATCTGTTAATGATTTTGTTACTGCATATTGCACATTTTCCTTTAATTTTTTATTTTTCTTTAAAAATCTACTTAAATCTGACATTTAAATCAATTCCTTTCTTATGATATTAAAAAATCCCCAAGGCTTATTATATTAAAATAATATATTGATAAGCCTTGGGTAACACTCTAATTTATATTTTATAACATACCGTCTAGTAATTTGAATGTTTCAGGCATTTTGAAATCTTCAAAAGTTCCATCACAATCTTCATCTAGGTATTCACCATCAGCATCAAATTTTGCTAATATTCCACCATCGATATTACAATCAATGAATACAACAGTTTGTCTTCCAACACTTGATGTTGGGTCTTCGTTTGTTACTTGAATTTCAAAATAAGTATCTTCACCTGTATTTTTGAAATTTTCTAACATTTGTCTTAATACTGATTGGTTATAATGCATTGTTGCTGAAAATGTTCCTTTCCAGCCTGTTGATTTATTTCCTGTTCCTGTTTTACCAAGGATTGGTACTTCTGTTTTAGTTTTTTCAAATTGTGCTTCAAAGTTAATCATTTGCATAAAATTATAACGATTATTACCAATTGTGATAAAACATTCAGCTAATTTTGCTGACAATGTATCTTTTGCTTTCATTACAACATTATTGTTCATTGCAAAATCCCCCTTTCTATGCTAATTTTACAGTCATATATAATTTTTCCATTGCATTAATTATTGTAACAACATCACTTATTGCAACAGAAGTTTTTGTTTCTCCTGCATTTACTTCAACATCAGAATCTTTGAATTCTTCTATTGCTCCAATTTCTTGAAGATTTTCATGATGTTTTACTATATCTGCCCATAGACTTATTCTTCCACTTTCATTATTTGGAACATTTCCCAAATATTTTGTGTTGAATAATACTGCCACATCGTTTGCAATTTGGTCTGCAACTCTGACAGTTTGGTTATTTTTAAATATTTCACCTTTTGTATCAGATGTTGTAACAAGTGAATTTACATCAGTTAATATTCTTACTTCACCATTTACATTATGAAGAACTAATTTTCCACCTTGAATTGCATCTTCTAATTGTGCTTGTGTATAATCTGTATTAACTTCAAATTCACCATTATATACTTTATTTAAACATGTTTTATTGATTGCACAATTTGCTTCAATACCAGTCATAAAATATATAATTGCTGATTTATCAAATCCATCAACAACTGTAACTTCATTTATTACATTGATTACACCTTCATAATCAGCTTCTATATTGTGTAAAACTGCTTGGAATTTTGCACCAACTTCATCACGCATTCTTTTTGTAAATGCAACTATTAAATTTTTAATAGTATCATCAGTTGTTGCAACACCAATAACATTAAATGTATATGATTCTATTTTGTCTAAATATTTTGAATAGCTTGTTCCATTAACTTCTGAATTTGTTCCACCTGCCAATGGTGTACTTGCTGTAACTGCTAATGTTGCATTTGTTTTATAATCAACAAAATCATTAGAAACAAGTTCAGATGCTTTTTTTACTGTTTGTTCATCAACAATTGTTGTTCCTAAAATAGTTTTGACATCAAATTTTGAATTATCATCAACATTTTTTTGAATAACAACTTTTAAATCATTACCCCTTATTCCAGCATATTTTGCTGTTGCATATGTACAAGTAGCTTTCTCACCACTTCCATTTAATCTATATGCATATAATTTTTGGGCATTTAAAAATAAATCCCTTAAACCTTTCATTTTTTCATGACTATAATCATAACCAAATAATTTTAATGCATTCTTTTGAAAATCTGCATTTGTTATTTCTATTACTTGGTCACTTACACCCCAATCTAAAACCAAAGGCATTGTGACAATACCCCTATCAGATAAACTTGCATTTGCTTTATTTAATGATACAAAGTTTATATAAGAACCTGGAAGTATTTTGTTTTGTGCTGTAAATGTTCCACCACCTAACATTTTAGTTCACCTTACCTTTCTTAAAATTTTCGATTCTTCTAACTGCTTCATCATTTGATATTTTTTCATCATCTTTGACTAAAACAGTTAAAATATCTCTTTCATTCATAAATTTTTTTGAAGTAATTAATTGTTCTTTGCAAAAAACAATTTCTTTATTTTCTTTTTTATCTTTTCCCATAATAGAATCATCCTTTCTTTACATCAGTATTGTAATCATAAGAATCCATTGGTGTTTTTTCTTCTAATTTTTCAACATACATATTGTAATTAACAAAGAAATGTAAAACACCATCATCATATTCTGCATTCATTTCTGTTCCCATTACATTACTTTTAATTTTATTATCATTAAAAGTTTCTTCAATTTCGATATATTCTAATGCTAAATATAATTTTTCGATTATTTGTTGACATTCTGTTCTTTTCTCTTTTGAAGAAGGAAAATAATGAATACAAAATGGATTAGTTCTATAATATTTATTTTGTCTAAATAAATTATTTGTGGGTTTTAAACTTACTATTGAAAAACAAGGTTCATTTAAACCTTGTTCAACACCATCTGTATATATTTCATAATTATTACCAAATTCTTTATTGATTGCTTTACTGATTCCATCAACAATTTTATTTATCATGTGAAGCATTCCCCCAATAACTTTTTTAATTTATTTTCAAGAACCTTTGGTGCAATGGTTTGAATTTCTTGTTCAGATATAGTCATCATAAACTTTCCTTCAACCCATCCTTTATGATTCTTTGTTCTATGACCAAATTCAACATATGATGCATATTCAACTGGATTTGTTATTTCAATTTTATATGCATCACCAATATGTTGAATTTGTAAAGATTTTGCATAACCTGTTGCATTTTGATTTTTTCCAGCTGTCCAACCCCTTCTTAATGTACCACCGACTTTACCTGAACCACTTGGATATTGTCCAACTGGTGTTCTTTTAATTGCTTTTGCAAGTAATCGTGCTGCAAGTTCTTTGGCACATGCTTCCATGAATTCTTCAACTTTTTTCTGTTCAAGATTATCAATTTTTGATTTTAAATCTTTTAATTTATCAAAATTGCAACTGCCATAACTTCCCAATTATGCATACCTTTCAACTAATTCAAGTACAATTTCTTGATGTGTTTGATACTTTGCAGGTTCGCCACTGCTTTTATACACAGTTACTTCGCCAAAAGCATTAGTCACTTCAATTTTTGAACCTGGTGTAATTGTTATATCAGGTGCAATAAATAATTTGGTAATTTGCATGACATTTGATTTAATATCATCTTCACTATTATTTGAAATAGTTTCAAATGAAAGTTTACATTTTTTATTTTCTAAAATTTTGGATTCTTTAAATCCTGTTGATTTATTTTCTTTTATATATTTTGTTTTTTGAAAGACATTACAAGTACAATCATATGTCATTTCAATGGCTTTTTTTACTGCTACCACTTGATTTGGCGATAACATATAAAATCACTTTCACCATAATTTAATAAATATGAAATTAGTGTGTTCAGTTTTGTTTCCAAAGTTTCTGAACCTTCACCAACTGCAAATGTCACATTTGTGTCACCTGCTTGTACTTGTTTTATTGCCATTTCTAAATCAAAACCATTTTCAGCATTTAGTTGTCCTGTTTGTTTTTTAGAAAATAAAAATTCACCACAAATTCTATCAATTTCAACTTCTTTTAATTCATTAGGAATTTCAGAAATATTACATGAATTCTTTATATGATTTTCAACCTTCTGCATACAAAAAGTTATTATCCAGGAATCATTTTCATTTGGTGTATATCCAAATGAAATAAGTCTTTTAAGAATTTCTTCAATAAATTCTTCATCAACTTCTTCTTTGTTGATTATTACGATGATGTTTTTAATTATAGGTTTTAATTTTTCATCATCCATATAATTTCACCATCTTTCTTGTTAGATTATCCCTTTGATATGATTCTTGCTATTGGAATAGCTTTGTGATTTATATATGTTCTGTTTGCTGCAACAGATTCCCCACTGTGAACTAATTCCCAGTTTGCACCGTTTTTTAATTCTGCATCTGTTGGAGAATTTGAAGCCATATTTGCTTTTGTGAAAGAAATTCCAAATGGTGCGAATACTTTTCTTTGTCTTACATATAAAGTATCTTCACCACCATTTTTAGCTGGGTTTCTATCCATTTCATATGGTTTTTTTGCACCAATATTTTCATAATCAATAGCACCATCACCTAAAATATATGATGTGTATTCTGTATATGCTTCTTGTGCTGCAACATAATTTGATTGTCCTTTTGTTCCACTTTCTGCTACTGCTGCAACATTTTTAATAGGCATTTCATCATCAATTATAACTATTTTTCCATTCCATGCTGCTAAATCTAATGGTCTTTCTATTCCATCAGCATCTGTATATGTTAAATGTTTTACTAATTTTAAATTTTCAAGGTTTGTAGCAACATCACTGTGCATAAATACCATTGAAAATTTCTTTTTATTAGCACCACATGCTTGATTCATGGCTGTATTTAATGTTGTTTGACCAACTTTTGCTTCATCACCATCTTTACCTGTTATATCATATGTGTGCTTATCAACGAATTCTTTATTTTTTGTTCCTGTCATTGAATAAATACCAGCTAATATTGCAAGTATTGTATTTTGGTCTAAATTATCTAAATATTCAGCAACTTGGTCTTGAACATTATCCATGAAATCTTCATCTGATACATCATCAGAAAAGTCTTTTTCTGTCCATGCTTTTGCACGACCAACAACTACTATACCACGATTAAATGTTTTTGTACTTGTTGCTGTAATATCTGTTTGACCATCATAGTTTACTGCATCCCCATCTAATAAACCTTTCATTGCTATTTCAGCATAAACAGTTCCATTTTGTGATGTGAATACATCTCTAATATCTTTACTTCCTTTTAATGCTTTTGATTTTTTTAATTCATTTGTTTTTAAGTTTGGTATTCTTGGATGCTCAACACCATACTTAAATGCTTTTTCGTTAAAACTCTTTGAATCGAATTTTCCCATTTTAATTCACCTTTTCCTTTCTTTTTTGTATCTTCAAAGATACATTAAATTTAAAAAAATTTTTTAGACTTCAATTTCTGGGTGTTCTTCTAAATAAGCAGCCCTTTCATCATAAGTCATTTTTGACAAATCAACTTTGTCTTCACTTCCATCATCAGTATCACCTTTTCCAGGTTCAGCACCTTTGATTTTAGTTGTTTTCTTTTCAGAATCAAATAAGAATTTAGTATCATCACCTTTAACAAGTGTATCAAGTTGATTTTTTAATGCATCACCTTTTATATTTCCATTTTCATCAATTTCAAGTTTATCCAAATCATTTAATAATGCTTTTACTGCTTTATTATTTTTGGCTTTGGCATTTGAAAGTGCAGCATCTATTGCAGCATCTATTTTCATTTGTTTTATTTCTGCTGCATGTGCTTCTGCATTTGTTTTGTTTTCAGTTTGCAATGTTTCAATTTGTTTCTTTAATTCATCAATATCACCTGTTGATTTTTTCAAAGTTTCAAGTTGACCATCTCTTTCTGAAACTTGACCTTTTAATGTTTCAACTTCTTTTTTACTTTCAGTAAGTTGTGTTTGAACTGTTTCCAATTCACCTTTTGCTTTTCCAATGTCTGTTGAATTTTCATCAAGTATCTTATCAATTGTTTCCTTGTCTTTAATTCCTAAATCTTCTAAAAATTTTCTTTGCATATTTATCATCCTTTCTTCGCTTTTTCTCGTGGGTCGCATCCACATAAAATTTTGATATTGTTGTCTTTTCTCGACATCCAACCAGGTCATTTATGTAAAAATTGACAATAAAAAAGAAACTACAAAAAACCTTGTAATTTCTTTAAAATAGGCAATTTTTTCACCTTATATAATGCCCATATAAGCATTTAAAATCAGTGGGTAATATACTTTTATACCCTTATTTTAAGCCAACTTGGGCTTTTCCAACTACTTTTCCATTTTGAAAAGTTACATTTGCATTTGCACCTGTAATTGTGTTGCCATACCAAGAATAAATTTGTGTATGATACTTTTCATCACCAATACTAACATCAGAAGTAAGTGTTCCATCTGAACCAATTATTTCTTTTACTTGTTCATATGTCATACCACTTTCAATTTTATTAAATTCTTCTAATGTTATAAGTTCTGATTTTTGGTTTGATGAATTATTTTCAATATTGTTTGATGTATTCAATATTATTGAACCAAAAATACATATGAAAATAAAAATACATATGAAAATGTTTATTCCTACATGATTCTTTTGAACCATTTTACAATTAGGACATATTTTTGCTTTTGGGTCTATTTCTGTTTTACAATATTTACATTTTTTCTTTTTCATTATAAAACCCCCTTTTTAATAAGAGTATATAACAAATTTTTACAAAAATCAATTGTTTCTATCTTTAAAAAATTCTTTCCAATATGGATTTTCTTCATCAAATATTTCTTTTTGTTCTTTGGTTAAATTATATGGATAATCTTCAAATAAATTATAAATTTTTTTCTTATCAAAGGTAAATAAGTGTTCCCCAATTTTTTCAGGATTATCAACCCACCATATTTGGTCAATATCATTATTCTTATAAAAATTATTTTTCACTACCTTTTACCCCCTTTATTTGTTTATTTTCAGATGTATTTATATAACCCATTATTTCTTCAAATTCTGAATTATCTTTGAATGAATCAACTTCCATTAAAATATTTTTAGTTTTAAATTTTATTCCTTGTATTGAATGTGTTTGTTTACAACGAAATCTATTTTTCAAAATGTTAGTTGTTAATTGTTTAAATCCATTTTCTTTTGGTGATTGTAATTCTAAAAATTCATAAGTATTTTCTATTTTTCTTACAATTGCTGCATGACTTCCTGTTGCCAAATAATATTCTTTTCCTTCTTCCAATGTTTTTAATAGACTTGTAGTTGCCATAATATCATTAGTATTTTCAGCAACTATACTTTTAACACCAGGAAGTTGTGAAATCTTATAAATATTTGAAGTTGTTGAAAAGAAATCTTGACTTGAACCACCCCTAAAATCAAGTACATCTAATCCATTTTTATTTGCAATATATGCAAAACCTAATGATGAACATGAACCTTTTGTCATATCACCACCACTAATTTTTTGTACTATTTCATCAGTTGTTAATGATTCATCTAATTTTTGAACTGGATTATATTCGATTTTTAAATCTTTCAACTGTTTTATAATTTCATTATTACTTATATTTATTTTATCATTTTTTGGTGTATTTTTCAAATTTACTTCATCTTGTACATATTTATTATACCAATCTTCATATTTCATTTTATCTGAAACATAATATGTTTTACCATCTTCACCTTTGGCTGCTCTTTCTCCTTCATCATCAAAATCATCATCAAAATGTGGAACAGTTGTACTTCTACAATAATTATGAAATGGTGGTGCTGTTAATCCTGGTTGATAATCTTTCATATTATATACTTTGCCATCTTGTTCCTTACATATTTCAGAAGTGTGTGAATCAAGTGTTGCAACAATTTCATATTTTTCAACATCTAATGCATTAAAACAATCTTTTTGTGCTAATTGTGAAAAATATGCATTTTCTGTCATTATTAAATTACCTGCTTGTGCTTTTGATGTATTAAATTTTTTTGATAAATATTTAATACTTTCATCAGGTGATTTTCCTGTTAAACACATTTTAGTTAATTCGTTGTGTAATTCATTTATAAGTTTTGTTTTATTTCCCCATATTCTTTCACTAAAATTTTTTTCATCTACTGCCCAAGGTTTATTAACAATTTTTGATAATTTATTTTGGTCTATATTTGTAACATTGAAACCAACATTAAAACCTTTTTGATATTCAAACATTGTGTGAAAATAATTATTTATATATGAATTTTTTGTTAAATTATCAACTTCATCAAGTTCATTTCCAAATAATTTTTCCATCGTTTGTTGTGTTTGAATTTTTAAGGCTTCAAGTCTTGAAACATGATATTTAGTTGATGCATTTTCAAGTTCTTTCATCCAATGTTCATTTAATTCATTTTCATGTCCATATTTTATATATTCCTGAACATTCCATTTAAATTCTTTTAATTCATTTGAATTTAATAACTTTTTTGCTTCATTTATTGTTATTTCATTATTATTTGCAAATCTTACATACCAACTATTTATTTTATTTTCAATTTCTTTTTGTGCTTGATAAAAAGATTCTTCAATTCTTGAATATACTGTCATTGCTTCTTGATGTGATGCATTTTCTAACTGTCCAAATCTCTGTTGCCAATATTCACTATTCTTGTTCGCCATCTATCACATCACCACCTTCATTTGGTTGTGTTTTTGATGAATTGTTTCCAAATTGATTTGGGAATGGATATTGTTCAATTTCATTTTTCTTTTCTTTCTCAATTCTATCCATTTCAGCTTGAACATCATCAACCCATGGATGTTGTGCAAGTCTACTTTCAAGTGATAAATCAGATGATTTGTTAATATTATCAATAATTTCTGATTCTGATATAAGCATATCACGATTAAATATAATATCAACATTTTCATTTTCAAAGTTTCCACAACCTGTGTTTGCCAAATGACAATTTATAAACCATAGCACTTCTTCAAATGCTGCTTGATATTCTGTTTCAGTACCATTTGCATCAAGGTCTATATCTGAAAAGATTGATTGAATATTCATTTGATTTGGATTATTTCCAAGTCTATCATCTTTTGCATCATATCCCCTTGCATTTTCAATAATTGCTTTTTTAAATAAATCAATTATTACTTTGTAATTTTCACTATTTACTTCAATTTGTAAAGTTTTTAAATCACCTGGTGCACCATCAATTGTTTTTACTTTTACTGTTCCATATTCTGCTAAATTTTTTCTAAATTCAGCAAGATTTTGACCATCATAATTTACTAAAACTAAAATTGTATTTCTAACATCTTCTTCCATTTGATTTAAGAAATTAGATTCAATTAAATTTAAACCATCTTGTAATGATTTTAATTTTCTTATTAAAGGTATTTCTTTCGCATTAAATTTAAATGGAACAAGTGGAATCTTTAACCAATTATATCCTTGAATATTTCCTTTTGAATCTGTTATTGTAAAATAGTTTTCAAAAGGTTTTTTTTCATCAGGAATTAATTTTCCACCTTCATATATAAAATAATAAATACCATCTTGATTATAAACTTCAACATGGTCAATGAATTTCTTTTTATTATTTTTTCCAATTTTAATTGTTGTATATACTCTTATAACATAATTCAATTCAGTGTGTTCAGAATCTTTCCAAATTGGTATTATTTCATATGGCTTAAATCTTTTGAAGGTGAATTGTCCATGTTCATCATAATAAATAAACAACCAACCAATACCATCATTCAATGAATCTTCACCTATATTTTTTAATAATTTTCTGAATTTTCTATTAAATATGTTTTTTAATAATTCTGCATAGGTTTCATTGTTTGTTTGAATTGAAAATGGTTGTCCAAGTAAGTAATTGTTCTTTTGGTCAACCATTTTTTGATATTGATTATCTACAATTCTATTGTTAGGTAAATTTTTAACTTCTTCAAGTTCTCCTTTTTTACCAATTACCATTCTTTTTCTTAATAAAATATCATGTCTTCCATCATAATATTTTTCACCTGTTATCATATCTTTTCTTCTTTTTGATGTCATGAAATCTTTAATTTCATTTATGACATTTTTTTCATCAAGTGATAAATCTTCATCACTTTCTTTAACAATTGTATTTCTTTTAAATCTACCGAATAAACTTTCAAACATGTCATTCACCCCCTTTCACTTCAAAACCTATTTTATTTTTTGGTCTTGTTTTATCTAATATATAAGTATCATCCTTTGTATTTATTTTTACATAAACATTTTCATAATCTATTTGATTAATTACTTTACTAATTTTATCTAAACCTTTTAATATCTCCATATCATCACCTTAATCAAAACTAAATCTATCACCTTGTCCAATTTTTTCTGCAATTCCTGTTGTGGCATCTTGTGCATCATCATGTGCATTTTTACCTTCTTTTTGGTATCTAACCATTGAATCATAATAATCAGGAAATCTGTCAGCCCAATTAACAGGGAAATATATGTGATTCATTACCCATGTTGAATTTGATAATATTCTTGATTGTTTATTTTTACTCTGATAGAAGGTATTTATTATACATTTATTTGAATTAAATTTTTGTAATAATAATGTTTCAACATTCCTTGCAAATCCACGACCACCATTATTTGATTCAATATCTGCTTCATTAACTTTATCATCAAATAACATTTTTGCGACTGCTGGTTCTGTGATTTCCATTCCATCCTTTGTAAAAATAACATTAATAATATATGCTTCTTGATTATATTCAACATAATCAATTGAACATAAATAATCATCACCTGTGTCTGCGGTATCTGTATAATTTTTAACTTTACTATATACAGGATTACCATTTTCATCAGTTGGCAATTTTGTATATGTTTTGAAACTTGAATATAATCTTCCTTTAATATCAATAGGTTCTTGTTGATAGTTTGCTGCTGCAATTTCTTTTGACATTGATTTTGTTTTTATTTCATAACTTCTTCTTGAAAGTATTTGTGAACAAAGCATTGTTCCATCATCTTGTAATGCTTTATAACAAATATGTCTTACTTTCATACCAAGTTTTGTGAAATGTCTTAATGCACGACCTGCTAAATCATCACTATGCCATCTTGTCATTATTATGATGATTTTTCCACCTTCTTCAAGTCTTGAAAGCATTGTGTCTGTAAACCATGTCCATTGTTGTTCAAGAACATCTGCATTATTTGCTTCAAGTGCTGATTTTATTAAGTCATCTATAATCATAAGTGTTGCACCAAATCCAGTTGATGTTCCTTTTGGTGATGTTGCTAAATAATTATTATATCCATTAACTAATGACCATTTATTCATTGCTGAATCACCATATTTTATTGCAACATTAGGAAATATTTCAGAATATACAATTTTATCTTCATCACCTTTTTGTTCTGTTATTGTATCCCTGACATTTTTAGAAAATGTTGTTGATAATGCTTCATTATATGAACCTAACATTATTTTTTCATTTTGATTGTTACCCAAAACCCATTCAACAAAGCATCCTGCTGTTCTTGATTTTCCATGTCTTGGTGGCATGTTTAAAACCAAAACATCTTCATCTGATTCATAAAAACTTTGAAAATCATTACATACTTTATTTAAAAACACCCTGTCTTCACGATAGAATTCAGGGGCTTTTAAATTACAATACGAAAAGAAATCCATTGCTGCATAAGCAATTTTTGCATCTTTTAAATCAACATCATCAATGCTTATCATTCGCAACACTTTCTTCTTTCATTTTTATTAAGTTTTTCAATTCATCTTTGGTTAAGCCTTTATATGGGTTTGGCACATTGTTATTTACAATTACAGGTTGATTATTTTTAAACATTCCTAAATGTTGACCAAGTAAATGTAATGCTTCAACTTTGTTACATTGTTCAATTGCAATTCCATGTTTTGTATTTTTTATTGATGAAATTGCTGCTTTTTGGTCATCTGTTAATGATTTTGTATCTTTAAGGATAATGTCTTGTTCATAGACATCACCTTCTTCATAAACATATTTTTCTTTTTCTTTATCCCATATTCTATGAATTGTTGGTCTTGTTACGACTTCAACATAATCTGTGGCATTACTAAAAGCAATCTTTGCAAGTTCTTTAACAATTTTGTCTTGTGTTATTTTTGTTCTGTCTTGTATTTCTTGCTGTCCTTTCTCAATTTGTTCTTGTACCTTAACATTTCTTAACAGTCTACTACTTGCTGCATTAGCTGCTTCATCACTTTTACACTTGGGATATACTGCTTTATATGCTCGTGTTGCATTTAAATCAATCAAATATTCATCAACAAATTTTTGTTGTTTTGCTGTTAACTTTTTATCATTTTTGTTAGAAACTTTTTCATTTTTGTTCATTTTTTGTTCATTTTCGTTAACTTTTGTGTCGTTTTGACTCAAAGTTTCATCATTTTGTTTCATTTTTGACATAATTTGCAACACTTCCTTTCTTTTTTCTTGTATAAAAAATACACACATCAAAATGTGTGTACTTAATTAATTTTTTATATTATATACTATAATATAAAAACAAATGGCATACAAGGGCATTGAATGACATCAAGTGCCACTTTTATCAAAAAGGTACTTTCACCTTTTCAAGTGCTGAATCATGAATTCGGTACATTTGCCTTTTTGAATAATTCATCTTCACACATATTTCATCCCATTGTAAAAATATTAAGTATCTATATTTTAAAACTAATTTTTCATTAACATCTTCGATTTGATTTATTACATCACGAATTTGTTTTTTTAATGCAATAAAATCTTCAATTTCTGCATCAATCTCATTTTCTAAATCTATTATTTGAGAAATAATATCAATTATTCTATCATTTGAAGGACTTCCTTGAACTCTTTCTTGGGTCATATTTCCTGATATTGATGTTGACAATGTTCTTAATGCTTCAAGTTCTTCTTTGTCACATTCAATTTGTTCATTTAATTTATAAGCCTGTTTCAAATATTGTTTAGCATTCATATTTTCACCTTCCTATTAACTTTTGTGATTTCACCTTGAACCTTGAACTTTCACCTTGAACCTTTTAAAACTTTGATTTTTCAATACTTAAATAAAAAATTATTTTAAAAAAAGTTCAAGGTTCAAGGTTATTCTTATATTATTTATTTTTATAAAAACATTAAAATTTAATGATTTTATAAAAATATTATTTTAGTTATTAAATTGACATTATCTTGAACCACCTTGAACTTACACTCTACATTTATTGATTTTACTATGTTCCAAGGGGTTCAATGTTACTATATTTCACCTTGAACCTACCTTGAACCACTTCTACTGTTCAATACTGTTCAATACTGTTCAGAACTGTTCATATTTTTATAATATAAGGTTCTTTTTTGTTATATTCAGTTATTAAATTGTTATATATTTTTTGTAATGTGTCTGTATTTCCTTCAACATTTTCCTTTATCATTTTTGCCCTTACTCTACAATATATCTTGTAATAATCAAAAGGCATATCTATAAAAACTCTTTGACCAATTTTAGGTATATAATTTACGATTCTTTTATCTTCATTCCAATCTGTATGTTGCATATGTCCATCACATTTTTCACAATTTATCATAAAAGGTGTTACACCATCTCTACTATTCCAAAGTATTTCTGTTTTCCCACATTTTTCACATTTGTATTTCATTAAACAATATGCTTCTGCATGTTTATATTTTGATTCCAT